CAGAAAAAGAAGAAGTAGAGTAAGAACCCTGTAATAATACAGAAATGACAAAGACGTTATTGGTTGACGGAAACAACCTATTAAAAATTGGATTTCACGGTGTTAAAGATTACTTTAACAAAGGTGAGCACATTGGAGGTCTTTGGCACTTTCTAAACACATTACGTAGGTTTATAGAAGAATCTAACTTTAACAAGGTTGTGGTATTTTGGGATGGTGAAACTAGCTCATCACAGAGGAGAATTATCTACCCAAAATACAAACTCAACCGAAAACCATCAGACAATCAACTAAAAGAAGAGTCTTTTTATAATCAACAACAACGAGTTAAACAATACTTAGAAGAAATGTTTGTTAGACAAGTTGAATTTGATAATTCTGAAGCAGACGATTTAATTGCGTACTATTGTAAAATTTCAAAAGGAGAAGATAAAACCATATTTAGTGGGGATAGAGATCTTACGCAACTTATTTCCGATGATGTGACTATATACTCACCTAACACAAAAAAGTATTATAAGAAAGGAGATAAGATTAAATTACACGAAATAGAAATTCCACATTACAATGTAAAAACTTTTAAAATATTATCAGGAGATAAGTCAGATAATATTGATGGAATATATTATTTAGGTGAAAAAACTTTTGTTAAATTATTTCCTGAACTACTTGAAAAAGAAGTTTCATTTACCGATATTTTAACAAGAGGTGAACAACTTTTAAAAGAACAAAAAGATAATACCGTTCTTAAAAATATACTAACAGGTAAAACTAAAGAAGGTATTTTTGGTGATGAATTTTTTGAAATAAATAAAAAAATTGTCGATCTTTCAGAACCATTAATAACAGATGAAGGTAAAGAGTTAGTTGAGTCATATTACTCAGAGTCATTAGATCCTGATGGTAGGGGGTATAAAAACTTGATTAGAATGATGATGGAAGATGGTTTATTTAAATACCTACCTAAAGGAGACGAACAGTGGGTTTATTTTTTAAAACCATTTTTAAAGTTAACAAGAAAAGAAAAAAACAATTTTAAAACAAAAAAGTAAAAAAATGAAAGAACAAATTGATGTTACCAAAGTAGAATTTTTAATAACACTTAATGATAATTTTGTGGTACAAAGATTTTTTAATGTAAAAAACTTTAACAAAAATTCAAAAAACAGTTTAGACTTATATGAGTATGTAAAAAATTTATCACACTCACTCCAAACAAAACTTAGAAATAAAAGTGTTGTCTATATGTTAGAAAATAGATATCAAATAGAAGAAGATCCGACAGTCTTAGAAACATCAAATACAGATGGTCCTGAAACATTTAACATTATTTTAAAATTAGGAAATGAGACAATTTGTCATAGGTCTTTAGACGCTAAAGTTTACCCACCAAAGGTAAGATATACGTTAGACGTTAGACCAGACATAAAAACAATATTGAAAGATTTAACTGACATTTTATCAGATAAAAAATTATCTTTCAATTACCTAAATTATTCACTCGCTTAATCATATTTATCTTTAAAGATATAAAAAAAATCACAAGTATGTCAGACAAAAAAAACTTCGGGTATTTAGGAAATACGTTTCAAATACAACTTTTAAATAACATTATTACGTATAAAGATTTTTCTAATTCCATACTTGAAGTAATTGAACCAACTTATTTTGATAATCAGTATTTTAAGATTATTTGTCAAATGATTAAAGAATACTATTCTAAGTATGAACATACACCTACGTTTGATACTTTAGAACAACTTACAAAGTCAGAAATTACTTCTGCAATGGCTCAGAAGAGTATTTTAGATACTTTAAAACAAGTTAAAGAAGTACCAGATGAGGGTTCAATATTTGTCCAAGAAAAATCTTTAAAATTTTGTAAACAACAAGAGCTCCAAAAAGTAATGACTAAAGCGCAATCAATCATTGATAAAGGTGATTTTGAGAGTTATGATAAGTTAGAAGAAATGGTTAGGGGAGCACTTCAAGTTGGTGAAGTAGATAAAGGAACAAGTGATGTATTTTTTAACCTTGATGAAGTTTTAGACGACGATTACAGACACCCAATTCCAATTGGGGTACCCGGTATCGATAATTTATTAAAAGGAGGATTAGCCAAAGGAGAAATTGGCGTTATTTTAGCCCCTACCGGAGTTGGTAAATCTACGTTCACAACCAAAATTGCAAATCACGCATTTAACTTAGGGTATAACGTTCTTCAAATATTTTTTGAAGACAACCCAAAAATTATTCAAAGAAAACACTTTACACTTTGGACAGGTTTTCATCCCGATGATTTATCTGAAAACAAAACTGAAGTTATGGAAAAAGTTAAACACATTCAGTCAACGAGAAAAAATAAGTTGATAATGAAAAAGTTGGCCTCAGACACCGTAACTATGAATCAGATTAAAAATCAAGTAAGAAAGATGATTGCCGAGGGAATAAAAATTGATATGATTATCTTAGATTATATTGATTGTGTGGTTCCTGATAAGATGTTAGGTGATGAATGGAAAAGCGAAGGATCGGTCATGCGAGGATTTGAAGCAATGTGTCATGAATTGGATATTGCGGGTTGGACAGCAACACAAGGTAATAGAAACTCAATCTCATCTGAAGTTGTAACTACAGATCAAATGGGTGGTTCTATTAAAAAGGCACAAGTTGGTCACGTAATTATTACTGTAGCAAAAAGTCTTCAACAAAAAGAAATGAATTTAGCAACAATAGCGATTACTAAATCAAGAATAGGTAAAGATGGAATCATATTTGAAAACTGTAAGTTCGATAACGGTATGTTAGAAATAGACACAGAACAAAGTGTGACATTCTTAGGTCACGAAGAACAAAAAGAAGAAAAAAATCGTAACAGAATAAAAGAGCTGTTAGAAAGAAAAAAACAAAAAGAACAACAAGAATCTTAAAATAAATTATTAAAATAAAATAAAAATGGATATTTCGCAAAAAATATTAAGTGACATTACTGTCTTTATGAAATACGCTAAGTTTCAACCTGAAAAGAACCGTAGAGAGACTTGGGAAGAGTTGGTAACACGTAACAAAGAAATGCACCAACGTAAGTACCCACACATCAAAAATGAGATTGAAGAGGTATATAAAATGGTGTACGACAAGAAAGTATTACCATCTATGAGATCTTTACAATTTGGTGGAAAACCAATCGAGATTTCACCAAACAGAGTTTACAATTGTGCATATATGCCAATCGATCACGTTGACTCATTTTCTGAAACAATGTTTTTACTTTTAGGCGGAACAGGAGTTGGTTACTCAGTTCAAAAACACCACGTTGAAAAATTACCAGATATTAAAAAACCAAACCCTGAAAGAACAAGACGTTACTTAATTGGTGACTCTATTGAAGGGTGGGCGGACGCCATTAAAGTATTGATGGAATCATACTTAGGTTATAAGTCATCAACACCTGTATTTGACTTTTCAGATATCAGACAAAAAGGTGCGATGCTTGTAACATCAGGTGGAAAGGCGCCAGGACCTCAACCACTAAAAGATTGTATCCACAACATTACAAAGGTATTGGATAACAAAAAAGACGGTGAAAAATTAACACCAATCGAAACTCACGATATAGTATGTCATATTGCAGATGCCGTACTTGCGGGTGGTATCAGAAGAGCGGCACTTATCTCATTATTCTCGGCTGATGATGAAGAAATGATTTCTTGTAAATCAGGTAGTTGGTGGGAACAAAACGCACAAAGAGGTAGAGCAAATAACTCGGCGGTACTTCTTCGTCACAAAATCACAAAAGAATTCTTTATGGATTTGTGGAAACGTATTGAGTTGTCAGGGGCAGGTGAACCAGGAATATATCTATCTAACGATAAAGATTGGGGAACAAACCCTTGTTGTGAAATCGCACTTCGACCATTCCAATTCTGTAACTTATGTGAAGTTAATGCTTCGGATATTGAATCACAAGAAGATTTTGATGCGAGAGTTAAGGCGGCATCATTTATTGGAACTTTACAAGCAGGATACACTGATTTTCATTACCTAAGAGATATTTGGAAAAGAACAACTGAAAAAGATGCCCTTATTGGTGTTGGAATGACAGGTATTGGTTCAGGTGTGGTTTTGGGTTACGATATGAAAAAAGCGGCTAAAATGGTTAAAGAAGAAAACGAAAGAGTTGCTGGACTTATTGGAATCAACAAATCTGCAAGAACAACAACCGTTAAACCATCAGGAACCTCATCATTAGTTTTAGGTACATCATCAGGAATCCATGCTTGGCATAACGATTACTATCTAAGAAGAATTCGTGTAGGTAAAAATGAATCTATCTATTCTTATTTGGCAATTAATCACCCTGAGTTAATTGAAGATGAGTTTTTCCGTCCTCACGATACTGCAGTAATCACTATCCCACAAAGAGCACCAGAAGGTTCCATTGTTAGACACGAATCAGTATTCCAAATGTTGGAAAGGGTTAAAAAAGTTTCTCAAGAGTGGATTAAACCCGGACATAGAAACGGACAGAATACTCACAACGTATCGGCAACAGTTTCAATTAAAGAAGATGAATGGGAATTAGTTGGTGAGTGGATGTGGAATAATAGAGATTTTTATAATGGATTATCAGTGTTACCATACAATGGAGGAACATATACACAGGCACCATTTGAAGATTGTACTAAAGAAGATTTTGAAAGATTGGTTAAAACATTGTCAGATGTTGATCTTACAAAAGTTATTGAGTTACAAGATAACACCGATCTACGAGGGGAAGCTGCTTGTGCGGGTGGTGCATGTGAAATTGTTTAAGTCATGAAAGTACAATGGGGAAATAATACAACGTTAACATACCAAGTTTTGTTGGCGTTTTATAATCTAAGAAAACAAAATTAAATGACAGTAAACGCATCTAAAGATTGGATACAGGAATTGTATGTGAAGGAGTTTATGAAACCTAAACTCCTTCCTACAGATTTTTACTATGATAAAAATGGTAGAATGGTAATGACGGAAGAGTATCACAAACGGAGAGGAAGTTGTTGTGGTAATAGATGTTTACATTGTCCATATGAACCAAAACACGAAAAAGGAAATAATGATTTACAAAAATCCCGACAATAAATCGGGATTTTTTATTTTATATCTATTTATTAGAAAATCCATAACATTATATTTATATAATATGGCTAATAACGAAACTTATGGTATAAATTTTCCATTTAGACAAAGTTCATTTGGTAAGTACCTATCTTTATCTAGAGATAAGGATCAAGAAATAAGATCTAGTTTACTACATTTAATATTAACAAGAAGGGGTAGTAGATACATGCTACCAAATTTTGGTACTAGACTGTATGAATTTATTTTTGATCCACTTGACGGGATAACTTTTGATGCTATTAAAGAAGACATACAACAGGCATGTGATGAGTTTATACCCGATTTAAATATCATAAGTATAACACTAACACCTTACGTTCTTTTAACAGAAAAACAACAATCAGAGAATAAAATAATTTTTAACCCAAAAGAATATGTTTCTGAAGGAACTCTTTACCAACAGTTTGAAACAATAAATTCAGATGAAGAACTTAAAGATGTAGGTATTTATAGATTACCTGGAAAAAATACAGAGGAATATACTGCTAAACTAAAAATAGAATATTCAATAGATAATGACCCATTTGGTTCTAAACAATTTGTTATAATTAATATATAATGGCTGATAGAAAAATATCATATACACAGAGAGATTTTGTTGGTTTAAGAGACGAACTACTTAATTATGTGCAAAATTACTACCCTGAACTAATACAAAATTTTAATGACGCTTCAGTTTTTTCTGTATTAATGGATTTAAATGCCGGTATTGCAGATAATCTACATTACCATATAGATAGGAGCTTACAAGAAACAGTATTACAATATGCACAACAAAAATCTTCAATATATAATATTGCAAGAACGTATGGTTTAAAAATCCCTGGATATCGTCCTTCTGTTGCTGTAGTGGACTTTTCAATCCAAGTACCTGCTTTTGGTGATTCTGAAGATATTAGATATTTAGGTAAGATAAAGGCGGGATCTCAATTTTTTGGTGCTGGTAATTCATTTGAAAACCAGTACGATATTGATTTTTCAACACAGTATAATGAACAGGGATATGTGAATAGAACTAAAATACCTACTTTTGATGCTAATAATAAAATTATAAATTATGTTATTACAAAAAGAGAGGTTGTTGTAAATGGAACAACAAAAGTTTTTAAAATAGTAATAAATCCTTCAGATGTTATTCCATTTTTTAGTTTTTTCTTACCTGAAAAAAATGTTCTTGGAGTTACTAGTATAATACAAAAAGAAGGTAGCTCATTTCAAGGAACCCCACCCTTTTCAGATTTCCAAAGTGAAAACGGAAGATGGTATGAAGTAGATGCTTTGGCTGAAGATACCGTTTTTGTTGATGACCCAACTAAACCTGTAGATGCTAATGGAGTAAGAGGTGGAAAATATATAGAAACAGATAATAGGTTTATAACCGAATATACTCCTGAAGGTTATTTAAAAGTTCAATTTGGTGCCGGCACAACAACACCAAATGAACAATTAGAACAATTTACAAATGTAGGAGTACCTTTAAATTTGGCTGATTATCAAAATAATATAGGTTTAGGATTAACAGTAAAACCAAACACAACATTATTTGTACAATATCGAGTTGGTGGAGGTGCGTCTACAAATGTCGGTGTAGGAGTGATAAATCAAGTTGGTACAATAGACTTTGCAATAAATGGACCAAATCCGACTGTAACAAAAAATGTACAACAATCCTTAACATTAAGAAACGTTACCGCAGCAATAGGTGGTGCTAATCCACCAACAACGGAAGAAGTTAGAAATATGGTATCGTTTAATTTTGCGGCACAAAAAAGGGCGGTTACGGTTAATGATTATAAATCAATAATTGAAACTATGCCTGGTAGATATGGTGCTCCTGGTAAAGTTTCTATAACCGAAAAAGATAATAAAATTGTTGTACAAATACTATCATATGAAAGTGGAGGTAAATTAACACAAGTGGCTTCAAACAATTTAAAAACAAACTTGGCAACTTACTTGTCTAAGTATAGAATGGTTAACGACTATATTGTTATAGATAGTGCTAAAGTTATTGATTTAGAATTTGAAATATCAACAGTATTAGAATCAGATAGGAATCAAAACGAAATAGTATCAACTATCATAGAACAAGTGTCTGATTATATGAACCCAAATAATAGAGATTTAGGTGGTAGTGTTAATGTTTCAGAGATTAGAAAAAGAATACAAAACTTAGGGGGAGTTTTAAGTGTCCCTGAAATAAAAGTATTTAATAAAGTTGGAGGTAACTATTCTTCTTCTGAAACTTCACAAAAATATAAAGATCCAATAACAAGAGAAATACAGTTAATTGACGATACAATTTTTGCTGAACCAGACCAAGCGTATCAAGTAAGATATGATAATGCTGATATAAAAGTTAGAACTAAAACTTTTAAAGCTGTCGACTTTTCTTAATTTATTTATTTTAATTTGTTTAGTGTTACTTTTTTGAAAAGTACTAAAATAACTATTTATTAAAAAAATCGGATGCAAAAAAGTTATAGAATAAAAACAGATATTGGAACTGATAAAAACGTTAGAATAAACATCAATCAAGATTTTGATTTTTTAGAAATTCTATCACTAAAACTTAGACAGGAAGATGTCTATACTAGATTTTGTGCCGATTTTGGTGTAGTTGCTGGTAGAGTAATCACAAATGGCGGGTATGGATTACCAAACGTAAACATATCTATTTTTGTACCATTGGCGTCTATGGATGAAGATGATCCCGTTATATCAACATTATACCCATATAAAAGACCCGATCAAAAAAATGAAGATGGATATAGGTATAATCTTTTACCATATGTAAAAGAATACGGAGGACACACCCCAACAGGCACATTTCCCGATAGAGAAGATATCTTGACAAGAAAAGAAGTTTTAGAGGTATATGAAAAATATTACAAGTATACTGTAAAAACAAATGATAGTGGTGATTTTATGATTGTTGGTGTACCGCTGGGTATGCAAACAATCATAATGGATTTAGATTTATCTAATATTGGGTGTTTTTCTTTAAGACCTTCAGATATGATAAGAATGGGATTAGGTGTTGCCAGTCAATTTAATGGTCCTTTATTCAAATCTTCTAATGACTTATCATCATTACCTCAGATAATAAACGCTCAAAAAGATATTGATGTTGCATCATTTTGGGGGGAAGAAGACATCTGTAATGTAGGAATAACTAGAGTTGATTTTGATATGAGAGATTATGGTATTGAAATCAAACCACAGGCAATTTTTATGGGGTCTATATTCTCTACAGGAGAAGAGGATTTTTTAAAAAGTAATTGTAAACCAAAAAAAACAACAGGTAAATTATGTGATTTAGTCACTGCACCTGCAAAAATATTAGCGTTAAGACAGACAATAGATTATGACGTTAATGGTAATCCAATATTAGAACAGTTTAATCTACCAGACGGTGGGAATATTATTGACGATGAAGGAGTTTGGTTAACTGAGTTACCAATGAACATGGACTACGTAACTACAAATGAATTTGGAGAAGAGGTTATTTCAAACGACCCAAAAGTAGGGATACCAACAAAAGGTAAGTATAGATTTAGAATACAGTACCAAAATGAAGATGGTATGCAAAACGATATAATGAGGGCTGACTATTTGGTGCCAAACATTAGAGAGTATGGTTGGAGTCCTAACCCTGTAAATGGTCCATCATTTTTTACACCATCACAGATGGATTTACAATTAAAATCATATGCATTTAGTTTAGATTGGAACGACTATGCGGATCCACAAGCGGCTATAAATTGTGAGGATACTTTCTATGAGTTTAATTATAATAAAGTATATACTATTTCTAATTTTTTAGATAGATGGAAATGGGGGTATAATAGAGATAGACATTTAGGTATTAAAGAAATAACCGATAGAACTTGTACATCTAAAATAAATAGATTTCCTGTAAATGACGGAAGTAAAAACTTTGATTTTTTAGTTTTTATATTTTCTATAACATTAATAATTTTAACGCCAATTGTTTATACCTTATTTTTATTATTACATATTTTGGCTTTAATATGGCCGATACTACAATTTATTATTAATTTAATTATATGGTTAGTAAATACGATAGTCTACGGTATATGTGTGGTAGTTTCATGGTTTTCAAATAGTATAGAGTGTAAAAAAGAAACAATACAACCTTTAGAAGGTAACCCATTTAAAAAAGTATCTCTTCCTATGTTAAGTTTTCCCGATTGCGAAACTTGCCCATGTGAAGAAGCGGTATTACCACCGAGTACTCAAGGAGTCAATCAACAAACAAATCAAACAGTACTTGATGCTAATCAATCATTTTTATTGGATTTAGGTTCGCAAGACCCATGGACACCTAATTTTCAAGGATGTTACCCTTTCGATCAATCTACTGACGATTTTTCAACATACTATAATAGTACTAAAAAATTTGTGGCAGGTGAAGATACACCAGGTATACACTACAAAGTTAATTATCTTGAGAGTACTACTGACGGTGAACCTGTCATGAGAAAAATGGGTGATGGTTTGGCTTTGGCTCAATCAATGAATTTAGCAAATATTAGACCTAGATATTTTGATAATTCTGGTTTAAATTCGGCACAAAATAAAATAAAAGTAATACCAAACCCGGCAATTGCAAATTCCACTCTAAACTATTATGAGGATATTTGTTTAGTCTTATTAGTTGATGCTGGAACAAAAGATAATTTAATTGGTAAACTTTTAACATTTAATAACCCTGATAGTATTTTAGATAATAACATAAGTGGATTAACAATAGCAAATCAGTTTAATACAAATACAATCACAGGTTCTACAAACTTATCAGCATCAGGATATGATGTCCCTGTTACTTATGTTCAAGATAACGGAATACAAACTACTAAACAAATAAAAGTTATTTCAACCACAAGCGAAAAGGAGTATAAATATAAAACAGGTTTAGAGTATTTCCAAGTTTTAACTGGAATGACTATTACTGATGCACAAAATACTGTTGGGACTAAAGGGTTAATAAATAAATACCTTTTAAAGAATAAACAATACAATACAGTTACAAGTAATAATAATTCAATAGTTTGGTATAATGATTACGCAAATCAAGAAGTTTTATTTTTAACAAGAGGAGTTGACCCATACACAGATAAACAAACAATTCAGTATGATTTGTCTATTTTATTTGGTAGAAATATTGGAGATATTATAGTTGAGGGAGAATATCATCTTAACATTCCAATACAGCCAAATGGGGGAGGTACGTGGTCTCAAGATTTTAGAACACCAAGAAAACATAACTTAGTCACAAATAATACCGATCAATATCTATATCACACACCTTTTAATTTTAATGTTGACGCTACGGCATTTAGTTCTGTAACTACCACAGTACCGTATTACTATGTTGCAACAGATAAATCTACTATGTCTTTACTTCATGGTGGTGTCGCTATGAGTAATTGGTTTTCATCGCCAAACAATTTAGATTTAAATACCAGTGGAGGTAATACTGTCAGAATAAGAAACGGGGTTGGGGATTATGATGCTACATCAGTAGGTAGAGTGGATGGTGGTTCGTTTACAGTTTCTAATCATAATTTATTTCAGTGTTACTGGGTTTATGGTCCATCTACAACACCGGGGTACCAAAGTCAATTTGAAACAGCAAACAAGCATGCCAGAGTATATTCTCCAGCTTACCATGTGATGGGTACAATAGCACCAATTACAATAACAAATAACAATAAGTTAGTGTTTAGGTCTGACAGATTACCAACATCTGATAAAACACAAACCGTAGGTAATAATTCATACGCCTTACATCAAAATGAAAAATTTGGGTACTATTTACCACAAGAAGGGGGGTCAACATTAACCACAATACCACCACAATTACCTGCGGATACATCAAATAATTCTGCCGATAGTACTGATGATGGACAAACAAGTGTTTTAGAAAGTTTTAATTGTGAAAATATGACTGCATTAGCATGCTATAACGACAGTGATCCTAATAATTTTACTGTTGATGATCCATGTGATGAAAATCCTGAAGGTAAAAGAGTTAAAGGAGGGTGTTATTATTTTGTTGATGATCCATTATTAGTATCATTACCTAAAGATATAAAATATTACGAAGAGTGGAAATCTAGATTTTTATTAATGTTTGCCGCATGTAGAGGTGTGTTTAGTCATGTGTTTAATAACAATTGGGTTAATGGTACATTATATATGTTTTCTTTTAAGAAAAAAACAATATTTAGTGTATTAGGACAACCTAAAAAATATTTGTTTTGTGGTTCTATGGATAGTTTCATTAGACCTGGACAAGGACCCGTTGTGTACACTGAAGGAACGACAAACTCTTTATTTTATAGATCATCACCTTATGACGGTACTTACTTTGTTGGACAGGAACCAAGAAAAAAGAACTGGTTATCGGCATTTAGTTGGACGGGAGTGGACGATTATTATGCAAATGACAGAAACATATTTTTCCCAACAACTATAATGGATTTAGGTAGTAGAGATGAATTTACAAAAGAAATATGTTTTAGTCCTAATTTTGAAGGGTATTTTATAGAAACGATAAAATCAACTTCTTTTCAAGATACCTCAGATATATTACAACTTTTTATAATATCAAGATTAATAAATAGTAATTTCTTAGGACAACTTTTAGGTGCGGGTAACGCATCTATTGATGGTTTATTTAGTAGAGATGAAAATAAAATAGACGGTGATTGTGCACAAGCATTTAGTGTAAATTCTGAATATGGTGTTTTTGGTTTCAGTGAAGATGAATATGACGGAGCTAATGATATATTTGTTGGTAAAACAGGTTCTAATGATCCTCTTTTTGGTATTTTCTTTTCTTCAAACACAAGTAATAGAATATTATTAACACCAGGGATAAACACAATTGGTCCTAATATATATAATCCTTTTGGTTACCCAAACACACAAGAAGCCCCTATGTATAAATGGTTAACCGCAGAACAAAATAAAATATTTGGTTCACAAACTAATGAATGGTACACTAATTACGATTCGGGCAACCATTTATATTCCTCAAAATACCAAACATTAGATTTTAATACTTCAGATTATTTTCATCAATTGAACGGACCTCAAGTTGGATTTATCTTTAATTACGATAACAGTGGAGTAGCAACAAGTGCTTGGCCAGCAACACAATCATCACGTTTTATTGTTGGGGCTCCTTTTCATTTTTATTTTGGGTTAAATAAAGGTAAAACCGCCATCAATAGATATATAACAAAATATGTATTAAATAATGAGTAATCAAAATGACATAAGAATTGTTTTAGGTTCTAAAAGATTTGCCGGTAACACAGATAAAGATGTTGGACTGCAATTACCATTAATTGGTGAAATGAGAGATATGACTGATAGTGAACGTTCAGTACCTGTTAGTCAATTAGAAAGATTTAATACTGAAAGAAATAATAGTAATATTTTTAGAGTTTCGGGAAAAATTGTTAATATATTTAATAATGAAATAACGGGAAAAACAAGTTATAGCCCATTTAAAAATAGTTTGTATTATACAAACGCAGTTAATAATGTGATATCTAATTCACCTGCTTGGGATGGGTATCCGCAATTTGATGAATTTACATTTTTTAGAGAATCTGGTATCGATAACCACGTAACATACGCACCTAAAAGTGGTGGTAACTATAATTGGGTTGTATATTTAAGTTACTCTTATAGTAGTACAACTGCACAAACTTTAAGTTATAAAAATGAAAATATTACAACTTCAGTTTATAATAATATAAATGTAGGTTTGGGTATACCATTTTGTATAAAATCAGGAAACTTTAATGGAAAACCAATAGTGTTTTTCTACTGTGCAACACCACATAATTTAAATGAAAATGAGTGGGTTGAGTTATCTTTTCCAATTAACGGTAAAACCACATTTCAAATATATGTTTTTGGTGATGGTACTTACGGAAGTGAAAAAAACGTTTTTGGGATTTATGACATGAAATTCCCGACATCAGATATACCAAATGGTAAATACGGAAGTTTTAAAAGAATTATAACTATTAATAACAGTGGAGAAACTAAATCCAAATACTATGTTAGGTTACATAAAATTTTAACAAAAGAGCAAGACTGTAATTTAACAAGAGCAGGATTTGAAAATAATGCATTTATAATAAAAAAGAAATTAGAGTATTCCGCATTGACACCAAATCAAGTGCAAAGAGTTTCTAAAAAACAAGGTAGTCAAACTTTTTCATATTCATTTGATTCTGACGTTGATATTTCTGGGTTAGTAGATAATAATGGAAAACCAATCACTGAACTTTTTGTTACAATAATAAATAAAGGTTATATGGGTTGGTTTAATAAACCAATAACAGGTTTACAAAGTGCTATAGATATTGGATGGAAATTTAATTTTTTAGAAAATTCAATAGACACATGGTGGAATCATAGCTCAACAAATAATAAAGATAACATCCCTTTCAATTCTTACTCAGTAGGGGGACAAACTTTTTACTATAATGATGTGTTAAATGTTGGGGACATCATAAAAGGAGATATTTGTGAATATAATTATGTTGAACAAAAAGAATATGTTCTTTCTAATTTATATCATAAATATTCTATTAATCCAAACATATTTTTAGACAACTCAACTATAAATTATCCAAGTGGTTATGTTTATCAACCACATTATTCAATCAAAATACGAACATTTAGTGATTATGTAGAATTTGGTAGTACTACCGAAATAGATGGTATACCCGGACACGCTTGGTACTCTGAAACAAATAATATATGGATATGGAGAGATTTATATGATTATGGATTTATAGATAGTGACGGTATTGGAGTAAACAATCCATTTACCAATGGTGCCCACTATCCTTTCAGCAACATTTTATTTTTACAAAAACCAATGAAACAAAAAACAAATGTAAATTCAACTGTAATAAACCAACCAACCGAAGACAATTGTGAATAATAATTTATTAAGATTTACCTTAGGGCAAAATGAAAAATACATCAATATACCAATAGAGTTAAATTTTGATTTAACAGGTAGAGAAGATGCTATTGATAGGTTTGAAAAAGAAACAATTGAAAAAGTCATTAATCCAATAAATGACTTTGAAACAACTAGATATATGCATGCGCCATGGGATAATAACCCAAGTAAAACTGAAATTTATTATGAGTTCAATTTTTTTGATTCAACACAATCAATCAACTCTTTAGGTTCTTGGGATGATGACTATATAAACGCCGGATTTAATGACGACGAGTTATATTTCTTCTCTAATTCTTTTAAAGGTAGTTTTTTTAAATTGGACTTATATGATAGTGTAATAGACGAAGATAAAAGAGCATTACTAAGCGTAATTATACCAACACAACAAGGACTAAAAAGACAAGGCGCTATCGGATCTTCAGTATCACCAACAATAGTTGACGTTAAAAAACCTAATTTTATTTTAGACTATGTGGGTGCCGATAAAGAAGGGTTTTTTATTTATTGGTTAAAGGAACCAAGTCTACTTAACACTACAAATTTTTATATGTCTGCTAAATTTTTTAATGGAAAAACAGGTAAATTTATAAGAATGATAAATAAACCACAGGCTGATCCAAGTTTCACATCAAATAAATTTAATTTTAACAAATCTTTGCTTTTCTATTATAAATTAATATTAGACTACAATGATTACGAATATAAAGTATATTTGGAGGACGTACTTGGTAATTTAACTAGGGTTGGAGATTCAACTACACCCATAAAATGGTATGAATACGTTAACCCATAATGAAAAGTTATAATCTTTCATATAGAATTTCTCCGGAAGTATTAAAAAATGATTTAATACCCATACCTTTTTCAGGATTTTCTGAAGAAACAAACTGTGGCACTACAGAAGATATTTTACAGGATAGAACCTTAAGTGTTTACTCAGGTATGACTTACTTATTATCTGGAGGAACATGTAACTGTACCAATAATACGTGTATTGTTTGTAAGTGTGACGTTAGAGACTCAATATTTACAGGATTAACAATTCCAATATTATTTTTACAATCAATAAATGATATCGGGTATTATTCTGAATTTGATGGGTTTATTTTACAAAAAGATATAATAACTAATTTTGTTTATAGTGGATCACCAAGCGGAATTTACGATTTAACTTTATTTAATACTTCAGGAGATAAATTAACTACTTTTTTAAGTGACTCGACATTTACCGTTGATTGGGGAGACGGATCTTTACTTCAACAACTAACAACAAATATTACAAATCATACTTATCCAAATACACCAGCAACATATACAATAACATTGTCAGGTAATAATGTTTTTGGAACCACAGTAATAAAAAAAGATGTTTATTTACCTGTAACAGGAGTCACAATATCAAATCAGTTTGGTAATATTATTTTTACACCACAATCAGGAAATTGGTCAGGAATACCAATCTCATATGATTATATATTTACTGGCGATTCAGAAAATAACATACAAAGTCAAGTTACCAGTAATTTTGTCCCAATACCTTATCAAATTAGTGGTTATACAAAATCAAAACTACAAGATTTAAGAAAATGGGGACCAATTAAATATGATTATAATTTAGTGATTAAAAATAATCAACCTTTTGGGCAGGTAAACAGTATTACTCCTGATTATACCGCATATACCATAAATGGAATTTCATATTTTGATTTATCTAATGGAAAAACTTTGTATATTATTAATAGTTCAGGGTTAACGGCAAATGATATTTTATCTGAAAAGATAACAAAAGATGAGTTATTGATGGATTTTGTAATGGCTCCTGAAGTTATAAGTGATGTCTACATACAAAGAGGAAAGTATTCGGCTTTTGAGAATCTACAAAGGTTAGGTGAAGTGGATAATATTGGTGATTTAGTAAGGTATGGTTATGGTTACTTTAAAATTAATAACGCAGGAACAACATAAAAAATTAAATATAAACCTATTTATAAAATAAAAAAATGGCATTAGGAACATATGGTATAGTCAGACCGGCAGACGTTTCTCCCGAAGATGTTGAAATAATTTTACATTACACAGAATCTAGAGACGTTACTGAAAATTTTATAATGAAAAAATTGAATACAAGAAGTATTCTAACCCCATATTTTCATAATTCAGATACAGGGGGAAACGCCGATGTTGAATTATTAGGGGGATTATACAATTTAAAATTACCGTCTTCAGAGTTCAATAAAATTGGGATTTATACTCTTTATGTTAGACCAGCTGAGATTAGAACAGTAATATCTGATTGTGGGGTTTTGTCCGCATTACCAAACGTTAAAGGTATTGTTATAGACATAAATGCGGTACCATCAGAATTTAGAAATAAATTTGTTAACCAAGGATTGGTTGGGTTTAGAGTTGAATACCTTAATTCGGACGGAACCAAAATACCAAATTTTTATAGAGTTATCACATCTTCTTTTTATTGTGAGCCAATTTTAACAGAACAATCAAATAGTTCACAAAAGGCTATTAGATACAGATATGTTGAAAATGGTAGCGATTTAATTTTTTGTACTTTAACACCATCAGCATCACCAACTAATAAACCTAACGCCACTCCATATATTGGACAACCTGATCAGAACATTATCATTACTAATACATTTTTTAACCCAATGTCTATTGACATACAAATCGCTGAACATGATTTAGACACAATTGCTTTGGCTCTTTATGGTAATCAAACTAAGAGCATTGAAGATGGGATTTATACAATATACGATAATAATGGTAATATATACAAACAATATAACCTATTTGAGATTAGAGATAACTTTAATGAAATGTTATATGAAGTTAGAGAAAATAGGGGGAATAACATTGATTTTAGTAAAAACTTTACAAACATAGTTAGTTAATAATGGCTAAGAAAAAATACTTTTACCCACCTGCACCACCTGTTGGTTCTGAAACGTTTTCAGACAATATTGTGGGCAATCAAATCACAGACGGTGGTGGTTTGACTAATGGTGTATTTGAGTTTACTCCCGTTACTGCAGACAAGGCAAATAGAAGTTTTGATTTAGGGGTTTTTTCTGATCCGATATCACTTGATGGTATGAATATTAAAAATGTGGATGAGGTAAAATCAATTATAGAAAAAAACTTTAAAGTATACCCAAATTTTGATTTCTCCCAAATAACTAGTTTTACTGAATTTGGTTCTTTACAAAAAAGAATATCAGTAGCTATTGTTAATATTATAAACCATTTTCCAGGTTCTTTACAACTAAATAAAGTTAAAGTAGGTAGTTTCCAAGCAAACACGGCATTTAATGCTGAATATGATAGTATAAGAGATGAAACAAGTTTTGAAATAAATACAAAACAAATTACTAACCCTTTTGGTATTGATTACACAAAAAATTCAAAGAGGGCAATTGAAACAAGTAATATACCCGTAAGTAAATACAGGAGTTTTAGTGAGTATTTTAAAGATTACTCTTTATATACTGCACCAAATTTATCTTTTAACATTACAGATTTTGAGCCGACTACTTTATTAAATAGTGGAAATTTATTCTTTACGGTTAAAGGTAATCCATTTAGTGGGGCAACAGGATGGACAAATACATTAGTTATAAGACCTAACGACGAAACCGTAGAAAAAATATTCAACGAAGAAATGGATGAAGTTGAAAATTTTTTATTAAATAGAAATACATTACCTAAATATACTTCTAAATTTACTTATGACTATTTTGATGTTAATGGACAATCCATAAGATATGATAGTAAATGTACTTGGCCTCTTATCGATCAATGGAATTTAGATATAAAAACAAATGATTTTGATAAGTACTTAAAAAAATTAAATGACGCGGCATTAAATATGGATACCGCAAAAACTAATCTAATATCTAGATTTTTAACCACCGGATCGTTTAAAGATTTTGATACTCCAGATCAAAGAATGGAAAAAGTGTTACAAATTTATGGTAGAAGTTTTGATGAAGTTAAGAAATTTATTGACTCATTGGCTTATATGAATTCTGTAAATTATATTGTTGGTAATGATATTCCATCTCAGTTATTAAAAAATTTATCACAAACATTAGGTTTAAATACTAATATTTCACAAATAACCAATAAAGATTTGATGGATTCTGTTTTTAATACATCTAATAAACAGATTTATCCTGGTAAAGTAAAATCCCCTACACCTGTTGAATTAGATTTTCAATACTACAGAAATTTAATACTAAATGCTGCTTACATGTTTAAAAGTAAGGGTACAAGAAAATCTTTAGAATATATAATGAGAATGATAGGTGCTCCTGATGCATTATTAGAATTTAATGAGGTTGTTTATTTGGCGGACGCACCAATAAGAGTTGATAAGTTTGATGAACAATTTGCTTGTCTATCAGGAGGAACAATTTATGTTGAGACACCTACTTTGGACCCTAATAATACTTTTCAAATACAAGGGGTTACATATACTGGGTATTCAACAGACGGAGTTGTTAGAACGGTAACAAATACTTTAGATTCTTATGGTATAGATAGTAGGGGTTATCCTAAAAGCCCAAAAGCAACTGAAAGTAATTTCTTTCAAAAAGGTAGCGGTTGGTTTGAAAAAACACCACACCACAGATCGGATGAAGAAATTGATACACAAAATTCGTCTTTTAATAATACAAATCCATTTATAGTTTCTAAATTAAAATCATATACATACGGACAAGACTATATGAATAAATTTAGAAACTTTGATTCAATGACTAACATTGGTTATACCTTAACAAAAGTTAGTGATAACCAAAAATCTTGGCCTTCAGAGATGGTTGGTAATAGAAAAGATAATAAAAATTTTAATGGAGTTGATTACAAAGTTAAAAATGATAGATTAGTTATTAACTCAAAAAATATAGAGTTGTATACAAATATAGGACAAGGTATAACTTATGATGTGTGGCAAACATCTGTTAAGTACGGGTACCCAATATCAAATACCCCATTAACTGCACCTTATCCAGCACCTGGAAACATAGATTGGACATCGATAAATCCAAAACCAAACCAAAAAACATTTTTTGAATTTGCTCAGTCTTTTTATAATAATTTTATTAATGTAAGAAATAGACAAACAATATTTGATGGTAAAACAGGGGGATACCCAACCTTACAATCTGTATTTTGGAGATACTTACAATCTGAAGAAACTGTGGGAATACCAACAAATAAGTTTACATACCAAAAAATGATAGATTTTACTCTTGGTATAGGTGACTATTGGCAAAGATTATTAGAACAAGTTGTTCCGGCAACAACACTATGGTTAACGGGACAAAAAATGGATAACTCAATTTTTCACAGACAAAAATTTGTTTGGAGAAGACAAAGGGGATGTACATTTATACCTGTTACGTGTATACCTTGTAGATATGACGGTAAGTTATTTGCATATGATTGTATAGATCAAACACTTACATGTAAATTCCCTAATACTAATGGACCAACAATTTTAAACAGCGTTTTAGCTACAAATGGTTATAATTCAAATTCATGTGATTTTAATAGTATCACATCTAATTGGTATGTTGACGTAAGGTTAGACAATCAAATTTTGATTCAAGAACAATATTATACGGGGTACGGGTATTTTGACACCCCATCAAATTCATTAACATTAAGTGCTATAACAGATAATCTAAATCAATTATATAACTATGGTTTGAATTATTATGTTGCGGGTACTTCAATAGTTATTAGTAACTCAAGTTGTTATGATGACTTCACAAATAAAAAACTTTACATAAATATTGGTTTAGATATAGAAATAAACTGTACTGGACCTTAATAGATAATAAATAAAAAAATGGCTTGTATATCAGGATTTACATTAGGTGGTTACTACGAATATATTGATTGTTGTGGGTACAATCAAACCGGTTTATCTTCCGGTTTAGAAGAAGTGTGCGTTGATCAAGCATATTCAGCAACATCTATTGGTGTTTTGTTGGATTCTGGTAGTACTTGTACTATATCTTGTAATTTAGGTGAACTGAGTTATAACTTTACGGTTACAGGGACTTGTGATGCTTTAAGTGGGTCAACATTAATAACAGGTTATGGGGGAATACCACCATACACTATTGACAACATAATACCTGGAACAATTTCAGCACAAACTAGTAATAATCCTATGTTGTTTACTGGTTTAACGGGTGGTACATATGTTTTTAGAATTAACGACTCTTTAGGGTTACAAAATAATGAATTATATATAAATGTAACAATATCCGATTGTTTTACTGCGAATATTTTTAACACATCAGGAACCACTTGTGGTTTAGATAATGGTTCTTTTAGTGTCAGTGCAACTTCATTATCAGGACCATATACACTTATAATTTATAAAGATGGTGAGTTTTACGATTTAATAGAAACAAATGTTTTACCATACAACGTAACTTCACTACCTAATGGAATTTACTATACAACAGTTTATGATAATGGGTTTACTACCGCAAACACTGAAAATGTTATTGTAAATTCAAGTATCGGGGTTGATTTTGGTTTTTGGAAAGTCGATACATCAAATTGTCTAATAGATAAAGGTAAACTTTCAGTGACAGGTATAACGGGTAATGGCCCTTTCACATATCTTTGGAGTACAAATGAAACAACACAAACAATTACAGGTTTAACCGCTGGAACTTATTCTTGTATTGTTACTGACTCAAATGGGTGTACAAACACAAAAAGTGCGGTTGTCGGGTTAGCACAACCTTTAGGTTTTGCATCACTAACATCAACAAATCCAAGTTGTTTTAGTTCTGATGGGACTATGACATTTACTGTTACTGGTGGTAGTGCGCCATTTTTCTATTCTGCAGACACAAATGAAGTTGGGTATACTTTATCTAACACATTTACTATTTCTAACTTATCTAGTGGAAATCATACTGTTTTAGTTAGAGACGCTAACCTTTGTAGTGTTATTTTGTCAGGGTTTATTTCACCAATAAATGGATTTAACGTTGTCGGGACATCAATAACAAACTCAAATTGTAATTCAAACAATGGAGGATTGTACGTTCAATTACAAGGTAGTCAAATATATTATACATATTTACTTTCAGGGCAAACTAGTGGAATACTTACGGGTAATACGTCGATGAATCAAAACTATTCATTTAGCGGACTACCAAACGATAATTATTTATTAGTTATATCAGGTACGGGAACTGATTGTTCATATTTTACAAATTTAACAATATCATCTGTTGATAAATTTACAATAGATGTAACATCTACAGGTTCTACTTGTTGGCAAAATAATGGAGTGATTAATGTAAATGTTAATAGTGGTTATACCGGAGTATTAGATTATATATTGAGCGATGGGCAATCAATAATAGACACAAATCTAAGTTCATATACTTTTAATAATTTAGCGGCAGGTACCTACACCCTTTCTGTTGTTGATCAAGATGGGTGTACTATCACTGAAACAATAACAATACAATCACAAGGATCATTGGCTAGTGCTATTAATACTGTAGGTTGCACATCGGGTAATGACGGACAAGCGGAAGTTGTAATATTTCAAGGAGAACCAACATTTACCTATGATTGGTCGGATAATGTCTGTTGTTCACAAACAGGAGACACAGTCACAGGTCTTACTGCCGGAACATATAGTGTTATGGTTACTGACAATAATGGATGTACGCAACTTCATAATTTTTCAATATCATGTAATAGTAATATAAGTACAGGTTACACTATATATAATATTTGTAATGATTTTTTTACAACAACAGTTGGTGTAAAAAGAGGGTTTCTTGAAATGCTAGGTGAGGGTTATTTAGATATAACAAGTGGGTATACAGGTTGTAGTTTAAATAGTGCTGAATATATTTGCAATTTGGAAATTAGTGGATCGTCTTACACTCAAAGTTTTTATACGGGTTATACTAGTAGTGACGTACCATCAGATTATTTATGGAAAACAACAATTGAAGGAATATTAGATACCATACCTGATGTTGGTAGTTACACAGTTGATCCAATAAATAATCTTTTACAAATAGTTTCTGTTTGTAGTGGAGACACAAATAATTTGGGTGATCAAGAAGTAAAATTATATTTAACTATTAATTTTGATGTTGTGTGTCAAGAAGAAGCATTCCCTTGCCCAACCGCAACACCAACCGCAACACCAACCGCAACACCAACCGCAACACCAACCGCAACACCAACCGCAACACCAACCGCAACACCAACCGCAACACCAACCGCAACACCAACCGCAACACCAACCGCAACACCAACGCCTACACCTACACCGACAAGCCCTTAAAATATGCCAACATCTTTAAATATATCGGGAATTACTGGTGGTGTACCACCTTATACTTTTTATGTTTGTGATGAATATGGAAATAATTGTTCTGTATTAGGAACAACAGGTGGAACATATGTGTTAAATTCATTTTATTCTACTGCAAATACTTTAATGATAAAAGTAATTGATAGTGTTAGTTGTGAATTTTTTACTTTAATTACTTGTCCTGAAGATTTATGTATTATTTTAACCGAACTTGGTGAAGATATGAGAACAGAAGACGGGTTTAATTTAGTATACTGTTAATATTTATTTTTATGTTAATACAAGTAACAGGGGTAACAAACGGTATTGGTCCATATGATATTTTTTTATGTGATTGGAATCTTACGGGATGTTTTTATGTGTCAGGGGTAACCACAATACCACCTAATATAATAATTGATAGTAATGATTATTTTCCAAGTAATCAATTATTAAAATTAAAAATTATTGATGACTATGGATGTGTTGAAATAATTGACTTACCATGTGAACCCACACCTACCCCTACCCCTACTGCAACACCAACACCTACCCCTACCCCTACACCAACTCCTACACCACTACCTTGTGATTGTTATACTTTAACAGGAACAAATCCGGCTGGCGGGACTTTTGGTTATCACGATTGTAGTAATGTTTATACAACTTCATCGGTCGGTAGAGGAGTATCTGTTAATGTATGTATGACATCTGCACCGACATTAATTAGTGGTAATGGAACATCTACTTATAATGGTGCATGTATTGCGGGAGTTTGTCCACCATAATTTACTATACAGATTAAAAAATAGTTTTATATCATTTGATTAAAACTTATCTATGAGTATCTTTGTCCAAATCGCATCATATAGAGACCCTGAATTAATACCAACATTAAAAAGTTGTTTAGAAAACGCTAAAAATCCTGAAAAAATATTTTTTGGTATATGTAAACAATACCATCCCGAAGACACGTTTGATGACTTATCTGAATATGAGAATGATAGTAGATTTAGAATAATTAATGTTCTTTATAGCGAGGCAAAAGGGGTTTGTTGGGCAAGAAATCAAGTCCAACAACTTTACAATGGTGAAGACTATACTTTACAGATTGATTCGCATATGCGTTTTGAAAAAAATTGGGACGAAACATTAATTGATATGTTAATTGGTTTACAAAATAAAGGTTATGAAAAACCACTATTAACTAGTTATGTATCATCTTATAACCCACAAAACGACCCAGAAGGTAGGGTTAATGTTCCTTGGAGAATGGTTTTTGATAGATTTATACCTGAAGGTGCGGTTTTCTTTTTACCCGAAGTAATCCCTAATTGGGAAACAATGACAGAACCAATCACCGCAAGATTTTATTCTGCTCATTTTTGTTTTACTATTGGTAAATTTTCAGAAGAAGTACAACATAATCCAGATTTTTATTTTCATGGCGAAGAAATATCAATAGCTGTTAGAGCATACACACATGGGTATGATTTGTTTCATCCACACAAAGTTATTATTTGGCATGAATATACTAGAAATGGTAGAACAAAACATTGGGATGATGATAAAGAGTGGTGGAAATTAAATGAAAAGGCGCATAGTTTAAATAGACAACTTTTTGCTATGGATGGAAATATTAGAGCTGGACATGATGGAAAATATGGATTTGGAAAAGAAAGAACATTAAGAGATTACGAAAAGTATGCGGGAATATTATTTGAAAAAAGAGGGGTACAAAAATATACATTAGAAAAAAATTACCCACCAAACCCACAAACTTATGAAACAGAACAAGAGTGGATTAAAAGTTTTTCAACACCATTTAAGCACTGTATTAATCTTCACAAAACTCTTTTAAAACATGATGATTACAATTTTTGGGCTGTAATTTTTTCTGATGAAAATGGTAAAGAATTGTTCAGAAAAGATTGTGATAAAAACGAATTAACAGGATATTTAAATTCTAATAATGATTTAATGAACATTTGGAGAGAATTTGATTCCATAACTAAACCATCAGAATGGATTGTTTGGGCACATTCTGAAAAAAACGGTTGGGCTGAAAGAATAACTGGTAAAATATGAATATAAAAAACCCCACAATAGTTACTGCATTATTTGATATTGGTAGAGATACTTGGGACTCTTATAATTTAAGTTATGGTTCTTATCTACATTGGATGAGATCATTACTAATGTATGATAATCAGATGGTTATTTTTACTGATGAAAAACTTTTAGATGAAATTAAAAAAAATAGATTAGTCGCGGACCCCCGTTTAGAAAAAACAATATTTGTTGTTAGCGATGTGTCTAATATCGATGCATACAAAATGTATTACGATAGAATAAAAGAAATAATGGAAAGCTCAGAATTTCAAACAAAAAAACAATTCAATGTTCCTGAAATGACTAAACCATTATACAACGTAGTTATTTTTAATAAAATATTTTATATTAAGGAATGTATCCAAAAAAATTATTTTAATTCTGATTTTTACATTTGGATGGATGCGGGTGTACTTAGAAATGATATAAATGAAGTTGTATTAAATTGGCCTAATTTGAATAAAATAAATGAAAAATATTTTGATAAAATAACATTTTTTAGTCATGAAGTGCCTGTACCATATATTGAACCGCACATGCATCTTGTTTCACAATACAGATTTATACATGGTGGAAGTTTTTTTGTGCCAAACAATGGATGTATATTAGAATTTATTAATGACTTTACATATTTAGTGGAAAAATATCTAAATGAGGGATATGTTGGTAGTGAAGAAAAGTACTACGATTTTTGTTATTTAAAAAATCCAAACAATTATAATATAGTTAAATCAGATTGGAGACAATATTTCAATATATTCTCATAAAAAATTTTTAATAAAATAAACTTTAGGTTATTTATAATATAAAGTATAAAATAGATGGCAGACGTAGTTTTAAGTAGTTGTTGTTATAATAACCTAGTTTATAGTGCAACTAGTTGGCCATATACTACAACAGTAGGTTCTGGTTTTGAAATAACTAGCGATACTAATATTATAGACGGATGTTATAAAATTGTAACCGGCATCACTACCGGAATTACCGTTACGGTTGATGGTGACGTGTTATCAAACACTGCATGTGGTTCAGGTTGTACTGATTATTGTTGTTCAGAATCATTATGTGTTGATATTCCTTTATCAGCATATACAGATTTAAATGATACGTATTATTTATCAGGAACATATAATAGTAAAGGGTATTGGAGTGGAACAACGGGTAATGGTTTTATATTTTTTGATGGCATAAAATGGTGTTTAAGTACTACTTTAGGCGGTGCTTGTGATTTTTATGGATCTAACCCTGTAAATCCAATAAACGAGAATTGTCCTGACATTGACGAAACCATAATGTACCAGGGTGTTTGTGTTCCTACACCAACACCATATGATCCTTGTAGTGTTTTAGATTTTGATGTTTTTTTAGATTGTGATTTCCCCACACCGACTCCAACTTTAACTCCGACAGCAACACCAACACCCACACCAACACCCACACCAACCCCAACAGTAGATGCGTGTTTAGGATTTAGTGCAAATATTTCTGTTGTTGAAGTAACCCCAACACCCACACCAACAGTAACACCACAACCAACACCTTGTTTTATTGATGTAACACCATCTGCAGATAGTGTAACATATTTAATTGATTCTGGTAAATTTATTTGTACAAGAGTTAAAGAGTTAGTTGACTGTAACTCTTTTGAAAAATACTACATTACACAGCCTTTAGAAATAAGTGGAACACCAATATCTACAGGTACAACAATATTGGCTGTTGTTAGTAATCAAATTAAATGTGTTACATACACAAGAGAAACATTTGATAGTACAAATGCTATTTTAGAATTAATTATTAGTGCTTATAGTGGTAATTGTAGTGTTTGTGTTACCCCAACCCCTACACCTACACCTACGGCAACCCCTACACCTACACCTACGGCAACCCCTACACCTACTCCAACACCAACTTCATATCCTATGGGAACTCAATTTATTTTTACTTCATGTACATCAAACACAATGATTATACAAACGGCAGTACCACCATCTAATCTTTGTGAAACAAATGTTTTACAAGACGGTAACGGGGATTGTTGGACATACGTTACAAATGTTGTTGGATATTACCCAACAACAGGATTTATAACTTCAAATCAAGATGTATTTACGGCAACAACAGCAACAACATACGCAACTTGTGTTGAATGTTTTACTCCACCACCAACACCAACCGCAACCTATAAAGAATGGAAAGTTAAAGGAGAATATACTGTGTCTTGTCCTGTTTGTGAATTAACAAACTTTGGAACAGATATAACAATTTATACATCTTCAAGTGTACTTACATTAACAAATGGTGTCGTAACATACAAAGATAGTGGGATGACTATCCCATTAAATGTGGATTACATTAAGTACGGAGACTATATATATCAAGTAAACGACACTACGGGTGTATTAACACAAAAATGTAAAGTTAACGGATTTTGTAGTTAAAAAATATAATATATGATATTAGTAACAATAAATACAATAACATCAGGAGCATCACCATTTGATATATGGGTTTGTGATACTTGTTATGGGACATGTCAATATATTGACACAATAACAAGTGCACCTTACACATTTACATTACCACCTGTTTATGAAACATACACAAATTATGTTGTTAAATTAATTGACAATAACGAGTGTGTGTATTGCGATACAGGATCGATATATAAACAATTCCAAAATTCAGATTTATTTGAATTTATGGACGGAACACCATATGAATTCCAATAAACTTTATTATAATATAAAAGAATAAAAAAATGGCAAAATTAACAACAAGAAGTACGGCAAGTGGGGTAACAACTCAAGACTTTATACATATTGTTATAACGGGAGACACCACACAAGACCCAAATGGTTCTTCATATAAAGCATCAATTGAACAAGTTTTTGATGCACTTAGCGGGTATTGTATTAGTGACTTATATGTTTCAAATATACATTCATGTTCACCTTTACGAATAAACCCTTTAGATGAAGGGAACGTTTATTTCGGATCAACTAGTGGAGTAACGATAGATATATCAAGTGGTGGTAACATTATGAATCTTGGAAGTGTTAATGTACAATCTGACAATTCAATTAATCCATATACCATAGTTGCTGGATATAACGCAATAAATAGAAAAG